GCCACTAAACGTCATAGCAGTTGTGGAACCTGATTTGATTATTAGATTGCCTGAAGTATTTGTAAGTGCGCCATACTGTGTTCCTCCATCTTTTAGGAATACGTCTCCACCATCTGCATCTAGAGTAATGTCTCCTCCAGTATCAATAAGTACTGCACCATCAGCTATGAAATCTAGCTGTCCGTCTGTACTAGAGTTAATATATATGGCGGTGTCACGAAATTGTAGTTTTTCAGTGGAAGCTATAAGTACGTCATCAGAAAACTCAAAGTAGTCTTCGTCCTCCATCCATTTCATCACACCATCATTTGTTTCACCATCAAATGTAATTGTAATATCGGTTCCTGCAGAGCCTGCTCCAAACGTAAGAGTGTTACTGATTAAACCAGTAATAGGCCCCCCTTCTCCTGATGTACCATCGTGTGTATGCCCTGATGTAGCATTAAATGCCGCTAATAGTTGGTCAAATTCATCATTAGTATCTGCTGCTTGTATTGTATCACCAGTGGTGTACGAAGATTGTCTTGTATACGATGCTCCCATTTATCTCCTAGCTCCTGCTTCAAATTCTAGTTGGAATCCCTTTAAGGAATATGGGGCAGAAACCCCACTATCTACTACACGAAGGGCTACAGCGAATCCTCCCCCTTCTACGGGTTGTCTAACTAACGGATTAGACTGCCCTCCATAAGTAACTGTGCCGTATGTTGCCGTACCATATAATGCCACAATACTCGTACTATCAAATGGATAGGGTTCTGGTCGAGGTGTGTCCGGTCCTTCGTAATCATATCTAACATACATATCGGCATTAACTGTACCTGCTGGCATATAATTTAATATAACTCTTTGAAAACTCTTTCTTATTCCAGCATCTCCCATTGTCAAATCTGGAGAACGATATCTGCCGATTATAGTTGTGCCATCAAATGTGTTGCCCTGTTCTTGCCTAAATACATATCCGTCAAATCCCCCATGCATTACATAACTTGCCCCTTCATAAATCGTAGAATCTGTACATGATGGCCTTATTCCTACAAACTCTGAAAACTCATACTTGTCTGCTTTTCTTACGCATACAATACCTTTTTGGGCATCTCCACCTGACCTTGTAAAGAATATACGATACTGTGTTTTTTCAGGTATAACTACACTATCGAAATCCTCTACAACTGTTTCATCTACAAATATCTGCTGTATTGATGAGGATATGGAACCTAAATCTACGTCCCCAATCTTTTCAGTACCAGCAACAGTACGTAGTCCATCTGGGCCTAGGAATACTAAGTTACCAGCGAATTCTTGAATCGTGTCTCCGTTTTTACATCCAAGCTCTCTAGTTACTGGTATAAGTTGATAATCCGCAGAGGTATTACCAACTAACTTAAATATACTTTCTTCACAAAAAATGTACAACGCATCACGAAAGGGTTGTAATCCTGTTATTTTTCCATCAACACCAATGGAACCTGCTCCACTTGCTGTAGAAAAATCAGTGTCACTGTAGGGTGCAGTAAACACTATTTCCTGTGGTGTAGAAGACATTCCTGCAAAGAACAAAGAATTTTTAAAACTAGTTACAAACTTAGGATTAGTAGGTGCCCCTGTGCCATTTAAATCTGTTACACTACTGTTATCGTATTTAGAAGCATAATTAGCTCCATCTGCCCATACTATGTAATCTGTTCCCCCTAAGTTATATTTAAAGAAAGAATATTTTCCTGCACTTGTCCTACCTGTGTCAATTTGAGACCACGACCCTGAACCTGATGCCCCTTTATACACACTTTCGCCACGGGCAGCAATTACATTTCCTTTAAAAAATGCAGACATTAAAACAGCTTCTCCGCTGTTTGCCGTCTGGGGAACTATATTAGTATTCCATTTAGTATAGCCATTTATCCTTCTATACCCACCTCTAGGGTCAGGTTCAAAATTCTGTAACTCGTAAGCCATCCCAGCTTCCATAGTGAATGTGGACCTGTCTAAAACTAGCCCCCCTTGGAGCGCAAATACAAAAGGGCTTAACTGGGACTCATCTGCCATTATGTAACCTTAAAAAAATGCAGCAGAGGATGATGTGTTAGGTCGAGATATAGCAGTAGACCGAACATACTCAGACCTGTTTAATAGAAGACTCTGCATATGTTTTATTCCTTCCTCAAATCTAACGAAGTTTAATTGATATTGTTGCGCCTCGCCCCTATATTGATAACCATAGGCTGTGGCCCCATCTACTATAATCTGTTGAAATTGCTCAGGAACTGTAGGAACGTCCGTAGCCGCAGAAAGAGTAGTGGGCTTTGTAAAGTATTCATATTTTATTTCATAGGTTTTATTTGGGTAAGGATATAAAACAAAATTATTATCAGGTGTTCTTGCAACATGAGTAGGCGTTGCTCCAGAGTCAAATTGAGCTACTCTAACATCATCACTGTGAGACGCCGCTGTTGTTGAGTTAGCCCCTCTAGTGCATCCTGTAAAAGTAGTTGAACTTGTTCCTGTGTAGGTTACTTGTTCACTCTCTATATAAATAGTTCCTGTAGAAGAAAACCCAGTTGTGCTGTCAACTGTTATAGTTGTTGCAGAATCATTAAGTGAACCATTTAGTAAATTAGCAGTTACATCATCTTCTTGAGTAATATTGTTATCAAGATATTCTTTATAGTCTAAAACTTTTAATGAGCCACCAGAAGTACCTAAGTCGCTATCCTTAGTTATTCTAAATGTCTCATAATCAACATGTTTAGCCGTTGTAGGAATACTATAACGTATGGTTCCAGGAACTAACGTAGTAGTTTGAGTAGAGTGGTTAAACGGCCAACCAAATTCTCTTTGATTAATATAATTAATTGAGTCGTTTACTGCGTTTTTACATTGTGTTTGAAATCCACGAGAACTGGTAAATCCTGCAGACGTTAACGCAACTTCATTAAATCGTGCAAGCACTAAGTTACTAATATCTAAATAAGTGTACGCCATAAAACCTCTATATATGGTGGGGAGACCAGGATATACCCAGCCCCCCCGATAGCATTAAGCTAACTGGTCTCTATCGACGTCAGTAGCTCTGCCTGATGCACCTAGGTCATTACAATCAATGACACAGGCGTAGGCTCTTAGCCTTCCTGTAGCAGGAGCGGCTCCAGCAATTTTACAATCAATTGTGTCAGTCGATGACTGAAATTGTGTAAATAAAGATGCTGCACCTGTAGTAACATCGTTTGATTGGCCATTAGTACCCTCAGCACAGAATCCTGTGGAGGTAATATCAGCACCATCAATGATGTCATCACCTGCTGCAAAGTCCATATCTAGAGTACAGCTTGAAGTAAACGCTTTCTCTACTTCAGCACCTGCAAAAAGCACTAGGCAACCTGCAGGAATCTCAAGTAATTGAAAGATGTCTCCATCTGCTCCAGAATACCCGTCAGCTACAAGTGCGTCAATATCCAAGTAAGCTTGAATCATGCGCATTGAAGCCATTCCAGTATTGGACGGTAAGGCAGCAACAGAATTGGATGATACTCCAGTTGTATCAGAAGATGTCATATCATAAGTAGCCATGTTCTAATTCCTCCCTTACGCTGTGTTATACTTTGCGGTACAGATAGCTTCTGGTCGAAGTATCTTTCTACCGTAAAGATGCATTCCGCGGACAATGTCTGCGAACGAATCAGGGTCACGATATGACTCTGTTTTCGTAATTTGTGAAGCTGAAGCTACGGCTGAAGAATGTCCAGCAACTATAATTCCATAGTTGGAATTCTGGTTAGCTGTACCAGTTGTAGCCGGGCCTGTACCAACAGAAGGTAGATTGTTTGACACATAAACATCAAACCCATGTATCTTCCCTATGGATAGTCCCTTTCTTATTCCGCCAGACTCACCCCAATCTGCATTCATGAGACGAGAATCTTCGTCTTTCATTATTTCCACGAATGTAGGATGTAGTACAAGCCATCGGCCATCAGAATCAACGAACTGGGTGTCCAGCAATCTGCCCATTCTTGCAATTACTTGCAATGGTGATGCAGTTGCCGTGGCTAGAGCGGTTGCTCCACCAGTACGTGCCTGAATTGGAATAGAGTGGTCATCAGCACTACTAGTAGTGATGTTACCAAAGCTTCCCTTTTTAAGTTTCATAGATGAAAGCAATTCATCAGAACCTGCTGTAGAAACTGCTTTAGAACCTGAAACGGTGTCATTAGCTGTTCCTGCAACAGTACTTATAGTTCCTTGCTTCCATCCTGAGAGATAACCAAGAACTTCCATATCGTGTTGGTCTCTCAGCCTATATCCTGCACGGTCAGCAGCCATAGATTCAAAGTTCACATGAGAGTGAGCTTCTTCAATATCGTCTACTTTAAATGCAAAATAATTGGCCTTGTCAACTACGAGTTTGAAGTCTTCGTCGTCCAAGTCTTGTGGAGTAATCTGGGTTCCCCTAGCGTACTCCTTAACGGTGATTTCTGGTTCTTTAATGATTTTAACAGTATCACCGAAATTCGCAATTTCTCCGAAATAGTCATTATTAGTTATGCTATCTGCTACAGAGGACTTGCGAAAGGCTTGCTGGACTTTCTGTGAGTAAATTACCGGGCTAAAATTGCCATTAGGTAAATTACCGTATCCAGCCGCTGTCTTAAATGCCATTATATTGTCTCCCAATAGGCTATAACCGATTCTCTAGACACTAAAAGGCCAGTGTTCAAAGGGTGTCCATATAGGGGCCAAAAACTTCTGGGTAGTTAATAGGTATAAAAAAATCAGAAACTCTGCTACACTCAGAGTCCAAAAACGTGATTAAGTGTTAGTGTAGACACTTTTTTGGCAAGTAGCCCATAAGGGGTTGCCGTAGATATATAATTTTTACCACAAAAGTCAACAAAAGTAAAGAGAAAAATTACCTCTGTGGCCTACTTACATCATAAATAAAGTTTCCAGATTGAATAGCTTCCATTATAGAGTCTTCATTTCTCTCATAATCTTCAGCTTTCATCTGGGCAACATCGGATTCTCGCCATTGATTACTTTGGCCATCCTTGCTCTTTGCAACATTTGCATTCTGCCCTCTTGTTGTTACAACTTTAGCGGCATCATTATCAGTCTTTTTCTTTTTAGAGCCTACCATACCTGTATCAACTTTATATAAGTCAATAGCTCTAGATGCTGCATGTGCATCAGAATCATTTTCATATAACGCTTGTTGTACCCATTTAGGCTGGGTGGCTACCCATTCATGGAATTTTTCATCTGCCCGTATACTTTCAAAATCGGGATGAGAACTAATCAATTCAGCTTCAGCCCTTTTCCGAGCAGCATCAGCTTCTTTTTCTGAAATAGCTTGTAATCGTTTCTCTATAGATGAATCAAACTCTCTAGCTTTCTTCGACGCTATAGTTTCTATTATCTTGGCTACATCAGGGTATTCCTTAGACCACGCCGCTAATTCTTCATCCGTTTTAGGAAGTTTAATAGCTTTTTGCGTAGCAGAACTTAACTGTTCTCTAAGAGCATTTATTTCTTTTTTGCTATCTTCTTCACGTTGACTCATATGTCTACGTAAATCACCATACCTTTTCTTAAAGGTTTTTTCTTCTGCAGAAAGATTGCTTGTTTCTTCAGCGTCATCTTTTGCATCCTGTTCCTGTTGAAGGGACTGCGCACGTTCCTCTTCTAGTTTCTTTAATTTTTCATCATCTACCGATGTATCTTTTGTATATCTCATTGGAACTTTTTTAATATCTTGCTTTACAGCAGCAATAGCTTCGCTCATACATATCTCCTTATAAATGTCCCGGCATTTTTATTATAGCACAAACTGTAGTTATTATGCAACAGTTTTTTTATCCTACCTCTACACCTAATTCTTCAGCTTTTTTCTGGCCTTCTGCCGACTGCCAATATGTGTTAACATTAACTTCATACGCGTCGTCTGCAGCGTCCTCTGGTTTGTACTGTTGGTCTGCCGCTATTTCATACTTATCAGAACGCAGTACACTAGAGTCATTAGCTGCATTCATACCATCAAAAGCAGCAGTAGTGCCTTCTTTCATAGAATTAATTACCCAGGATTCTACAGTATCTCCCGTCTTAGCCGCAGCGTAAAAAGATTGTTCTGCTCTAGATAATTTAAAAAACTGATTTATTTCTAATCCAGTTTTCTTAAAATCAGCGTATTGTTCCACTCCCATTAAGCCATTAGGGTCATATTGGCCATTGTTTAACGCTTTATTTATATTGTTCTGGGCGTTTAGCTCTTCTTGCGATATTCCTTTAATTCCTTGACTAGCAAAACCAGAATCTTGCGCTCGCTTTGCATTTGCCTCGCCTCTTCTCTTGCTTTTTTCTGCTCTAGAGTATGTTCCAAGAAAATTACCTGTTACAGGGTCTTTTGCATACGTTTCATTAGCGGCAATAATCTCTGCCATAGATTGCCCTTCATAAGTGCCTTCTTTTTCAGAGTCCCATCCTAAACTTTTTGCTTTTGCATCAGTTAAATTAGCTGCGTAATTTGTTATGTCGGCGTCAGTTGCGTCATCTCCTAATGTTGCCGCCGCTATATCAAGTTTAGTTGGTCTGTACCTACCAGAGCGGATTGCAGCTCTTTGTGGATTAGTAAAGGACTCCATAAAAGCCGCTGGAAAATTTGCCAATGGATAACCCTGAACATTAGTTTTATTTTTAAAAGGGTCTCCTAAGGCAGTAGCAGGGCCAAATTGTCTTCTAAGGTCTGCTTGTACGCCTGTTTGTAACTTTTTTAGTTGGTCATTCCATTTGTCAGGAGAAGCAATCCCCTTATCTTTTAACTTTTCTATATCCCCAGAAAAATTACCTGTAAATTCTGGGTACGTAAGATTTGCATCCATTTCTCTCTGGCTTGCTGCATCTTTCAGCGCTTTTTGTACTTTAGCTAACTCCGCTTGTCCTGCACCACCTTCAATATACTTAGTGGCGTCTTCGCTTATAGGGTCTGGGTCAGGAGTAGGGTCGGGGGTTGGAGTTGGGTCTGGAATAGGGTCTGGTGTAGGCGTTGGAGTAGGACTTATTCCTGGAATAGGCCCTGTTGGTAATTCATCTGGACTCATCCAAGGCATCCTCTGGTCTTCTGGTAAATAATGTCCTATATTTGGTGCTACAACTTTAGGAATAATTCCTGGCGTCGTTTGATAAGTAGGAGTATACTGACTAACTGGTTGTGCACCATATGTCCCAGCTCCTGCGATAGGAGCCATCATACCTTGATTAGGATTAACTATATACTGAGCGGATGCAGCTTGTGCAGGAGCCGTTGCTCCTTGGTATACTGGAGTACTTTGATAATTCTGGTATGGAACAGTAAATTGTGTATTAACATTAGGTAAAGGGGTTATCCCTTTTTGTGCCCTCATTATGCCACCTTGATATGTTTTCTTAGTAGTTTCAGGTTCAACATAAGATATCTGTCCATCAGATTCCATATCCTGTAAGCCAGCTAATGCTTCTCTACGCATCCCTTCATATGTAGCTAGCCCATGAAATCTTACAACATTAGCAGGGACAACAAGTTCCCCTTCACTCATAAGAACCATCTGGTCATCTGCTACTTCTTCTTTAGTGGCTCCTGGAGGAGGGTCTCCCTCAGCAGCATCTTGATAATCCATATCAGGAGCACCTAAGCCAATCATGACAGACATTCCTGTTGATTCCTCTGGTTTAGTCCCCTTTTCTAATTCTTCATCTATTTTAACCGTTCCTTTTTTAGCTTGCGTTGGAGGTGGAACAGGAGTAGGTGCAGGAACTAAAGATTTGGCTTTACCCAATTCAGCAGATACTTTTGCTATCGCGGCGTCTCTGGGGTCTCCAGAAGCAGCACTTTGTTGTGGCCTCCCAACCTTATTTGGTACTTTTTGAGACTTAACTGGCTTGTTGCCAGTAGGATTAGAAGTTGCTTTTGTCATTGGTATTACTCCCTCTTGTGCTGATAACAGCCCACCTTTCTTTTGTGTTGGAGTATAGTCATCTGTAGATTTCATGGGGTCTGGTTCTACAAACTTTTCAGGTCTCGTTGGAGGAATAGGCAGGCTTTCATTCTCCCCTCTTTCTTCTATATCTGCAAGTCCTTCCATCATAGCAGCATCACTATGAATCTCATCATATTTGCCCTCAACACTTAATCGCAAGTTACGGCCATCTAATGGTTCAACTTTTTCGCCATCTCCCAGTGCCACCGCTGTTGCGAGTGCGGCCTGAATAAATTCTTCTCTATCGGGATACTTTTCTCGTAGAGACTTTCCAAATAAATTATTATTCCTGTCAATTATACTCTCTAAATCAAGCCCGCTTTCTTTTTCTTCATTAATATATTTTTGCCCTTGCTTAGACTCTACTAACCCCCCTAGTAACAAATGTCTAAATGTACTCCTAACATCATCTCCCCAATCTAGATTATTACCAACTTCCTGTGATACTTCATATGCATCTGTAACAGCATCATCGTCAAACAAAAACAGGGCCATTGCTCTTTTTCCTGCGGCTGTAGCAAGCATCCTTGCCCTATCAAAAGATGTATACCCTCTGTCTTCCGCAGCTTGTCTACTTAAATTCCATGGACCAACATAAGGGTCAAGACCTAGCGCTCTCGACATCTTACGAGTAGTAAGTTCCTCTTTTGCTTCCCCCGTAGTCGTATCTACTGGAAGGGTTGGAACAGGTCTACCCGTTGTTTCAGTATCTGTGTAATCATCCATTGATAGGGGTCTCATATCTTCTGTATTAGCCATTTTTGTCCTCCGCAGAATGCGCAACTTCATCACGCAATGTTTTTAGTCGTTTAAGCTCTTTAATTGCACCTTGAGCTTGATACAAATCTTTTGGGTCAATGGCTTGTTCCATAACTAAATGGGCTGCCTTAACTCGTTCATTCATATATTCTTCTAAAGCGTCTACATTTTTCTTGGTACTAACTAAACTAAGTAACTTTTTTGCCGTTGATGGCGTCACTGCATTCCTCCTAAGTCAGGGGGCATTTGAGGAGGGGCGCCTTGTGGCTGGTCCGTCCCACTAAATCCCGGTTCTTCAGGAATAGGCGCATTACCGACTCCTATATTACCTGCCCCTCCACCCGATGGGTCTTGGGGGTTTAATCCCTGCGCAGTTTCTTGTTGTTGTCCTTGCATACCTTCTCCTGCAGCTTTTATTATTTCTGCTTGGATATAGGCTTCTCTTTCATCATTAATTAACTTATCAGCATCCAAGTCCATAGACTTAGCTAGTTCTCTAAGCACAACTGGTAGTTTTACAAATGCCGCTAAGCTAGGGTTATTAGAAATCTGCAATAATTGCAGTAATCTTTGAGACCTGACTTCATTTTTCATAAGAGACTCAGTGCCTCTAGATTTAACTTCTAAATCTCCTTTAGCCTGTGGGTCAAAGTTAAATTGCATGTTAAATGCATAAAAAGCTTCCCCTAATGGTTGCAATAAATAATCATCAATATTCTTAACGACACTCTTAATGCTTAGTTGTGCCGCGCCCATTAACATAGATATACCAGCGGCTGTTCTACCAGTTCCCTGAACTCCCGTTTGTCCATGAGAATATGAAGGGATGCCTGTAGCATCGTCAGCTATAGACCTAGCTTTATCAAACATCATCATGTTTTCTTGAGATACATTAGGATACTTAGTGCCAAACAAAGACTGGCCTGGTGCTCCACCTTGTCTCCTAAATACTTTTCCAGGGTATACACTTAAATCCTGCCCAGGAACCATATTAGTTTCATCTATCTCAAATACCAGATTACCAGATAACACCGCATTATCGACAGCCATTCTCATAAAACCATTCATTAGCGATTGGGTATCTGACATATTCTCAGCTAGTCCGACACCAAAGAAACTATAAGGGTTTAACTCAAATGGGGAGGCGCAGTAAGGTATACGCTTAGGTGTAAAAGGATTAATTACTAAACGAAGAATAGTGTTATGACATACCCAGCAGTTAACTTGTAATGTATCTACATCATCAAATTCTTTCGGGATATCAAGGCCAGCTTCTTCAGCCATATCTTTATCCAAGTTCCCCCAAAATTCTAATACTTCAAAACGGTCTACATTAAAAGAATTCCTATAGTCCTCTAAATCGGTTTCCCACCATTTACGGACATAGTTCGTTCCCATACCAATACAATCGTCAATAGCGTCATCTTTAAAATATGGTCGCTTTTTAAGCGCACGTAGTTCTGAGTGACTTAATCTATGTCGTTGGATAATAAATTCGCATTCATCCATGTTTTTAGCATCAGAATCCGGATAAAAATTCCAGATAGAAACATTCTCTACTTTGGGCACAGTCTTAACTACAGGAACATATTCGCCTTCTTCACTCCAGTTAGGATATTCTTTCTCTAGGGCAAAGGGGCCTTTTAAAATGCCAGTGCCGAATAAAGCCATTTCAAACGCAGTTGACCTGAGATGCTTAGATGCACTAGACTCTTCCAATTGGTCTAGTATAAGTTTCTCCATTTTTTTGGCGGCTTCTTGAGCAGGACTTATGGTTTGTGCCGTTGGAGTTTTACCATACCCCGGTTTTAACTTATCCTCTATAGGCTGTAGTTCTTCTTTTAGATTGCCTACATATAAATCTCGCATTGTCTGCTCGGTAGCACCAGGAGGTACTTCTCGACCATCTCCAGCAAAACCGTATGTCTTACTTAAATCTTCTAATAGTTCTTCAGGAGCTTTCGGGTCAAAGTGAACCGCCTCTTCTACGCCTTCAGGAATACGCGTTGCTTCGATACCGATGGGAAATCTTTGTCCTGCAAAGAGGACATCTGTGATTTGCCCATAGGCCGCAAGGACTTTTGTCTTTGTAACTTTGATAAATACTTGAGATTTTTCCGTTGATGTAAATTGTGTCTCGGGTCCGTACAAGCCCCTATACTGGCGATACGCATCTAGCCACCTCTCCTCTTCATCCTTACGACTGCTCTCTACATCTATGAATTTTTGTTGAACATATCCAGCCAGTTCTTCTGAACCACTTTTAGGCTCAATCATAAATCCTTCTGCGTTGCTATCTTCTTCTGCCATATTTAATACCCAAAGGTTGCGTCAGCAGGCGCCCATTGTGAACTTCCCTTATCTATAGGGTAGTCAAAAATAGACCTACTAACAGGTCGTGACATTATACCATATCTTAGCGCATCATACAAATGGTCTTCTGCTTTTGTATCTACATCTTCTGGATTAACCTTACTAAGAGGTAATACAGGTAATTGCGCTATTAGATTGGTACAACTATCAAAAATTTCCAAACCAGCACGGTCTGCGTCTTCATCTATTTGCAATCGTCTATGCACTTCGTTCTTTCCTGCAACACGACTGCCTTTACTCCTATCCGAAGGTCTCCATCTACAGCCTTCGACAATCATTTGTTCAGCCAGAGATGGGCCAGTATCACCACGCTTATGCCAAAGGCTAGAGTCCAGCACACCGTAAGAAATATTACCATCGCCTTCTTCGGCCTCCATAACCATATACGCCAACTCCTTCGCTGTTACTTTAGTTACATACAACTCTCGGTACACGATTAAAGTATCGGTAGAGGGGTCTACTGTGAACCAGAGAACCCCAGTGTAAGATGAGTAACCATAGTCGCATGCTCTAAACTTTCTCCATGAATTAGGCACATCAAATGAAGTAACAACGTGCCTGTCTCTTCTAAATTCCCCGAACGCAGCACCTTCTGCTATGTCCCAAGAACCTTCTAATAACTGTTTTCTCTGCACCTCGGGCAAAGAAAGAAGCATTGCTTCGTAGTCGCCAGCTTCAGATAAGTAGGGGTTGTCCGCTAGTCTCGCTGGGATAAATCTTCTTTTGAAAAGAGATTCCCCTGCCCTACTGTGTTTATCAGGGTATCGTAGTACCTTACCCGTCGAGATATCTGTCGCTGCAAACGACTGATTGGGTATAGAAGGGTCAATAAACATCTTCTTAACCCATAAATGACCAGGACCTCCAGGATTCGTTGTAGCTCGCATATAAACAGGTAGAGTCGGGTCTGCAGTCCTAAGACGCGAGCGTAGATAATCCCAAGCATACGGTGTACTGTATTGCGTAAGCTCGTCCACCCCAATATAAGTAAAAGCTTGACCTTGGTAACGTAAAACATCCTTATCCTGCTCTAAGTATGTCATCCAAATTCTGGCACCAGATGGAAACGTCCACTGACTCTTTTTCTCCATCCATCTTGCACCAGGAAAAGCCTTGGGGTATATTTCCTGACTTTTATGTATTAGTTCTCTTAGTTCGTCATTCGTACGCCTTAAAATCAGGGCATTAAAATTACTATTCGTACAATATCGCAGTGGGTCTACTATAAGGGCAAAGCTCTTTCCGCCCCCTGCGGCTCCTCCATATAATACTTCTCGTTCTGGAGCAGCTAAAAAATCCGTCTGCGGTCCTTTATTAGGTTCAAAAAGAATACTAGGCTGTTCTTTCTGAACAGAGGGTTCCTCATAATTAGGATTTACCTCTTCATAATCAATATGTTCTTCTTCATCTTTCTCAAGCTTGGCAATCTTTTTTTGCGCATGTACAAGACTTAACTTAGCAGACTTGTGCGATTTCCTAGCTTTGAGTAATTCGCGTTCTTCAAGCGTGAGCGGTTTGCGTGGTGACGTTACCTTGCGCTTCCGCCTTGGCTTCATAGCGTTTTTGTTTAACATATCTTCGTTTATCAGCCTTGTCTGTTCTTACACGTTTCCAAAGTCCCATACCTGTAATTCTTCTACCAGTATACTCGCTTAACCAACGTGCCACCTCCTCATAGGAAGACTCCCTTAAATATTCAGTAGCTGTGTATAGTGCCTCTAGTTGCTCCTCAATAGGAATAAGCAAATAAGGGTCGTAATCACTAGTCTTAAATCCCCATGGCACTTTCGGGCCACTCATCCTATCGTATCTATTGGTGGGGTTCAATTTTTTCGCTATCGTCATTCTTCTTTTCCGGCAATATAAATAATCCAATAGGCTTGTCAGAAGAAACACTCAGTTTCTCTACTTTAGACAGACCTACTCGGTCTAATACTTGTTGTGCTGCACTTAGTACTTCTCTATTGCCCATAGCAGTTGGGTCATCTAGTACCCCCACCATAGACATTACAGCTTTAGGTGCATTAGCTGCCATCTCTAACTCTGCACGTTCTATAATCTCAGAACGCAACGATTGCACAATTACATGTGAATTTGTACTAGGAGCATACCCAGCAATCCGCATTGCTTTCGCATAGCTACCTTTAGCTTCACCAAACAATGCATTTAGAAATTTTTCTTGTAAATCAGTTAGTTCTTTAGGCATTTCTTACCTTCTTTCCTGCACTTTTAGTTCTGGCAAAAGAACGATTTTTACTTTTACTTTTTACAGATAACCTAGAATTATTCATAGGATTTCCGGTTGAATGGTGAACGTCTTTGCCATCTCCTTTATGAACCAGCCCCTTTTTGGCCATAATAGCCCTAGCTTTATTTCGGCTAGACCTGCGCTTTATCTGATTGGGCTTTCCTTGGTAATTATCATATTCCTTACGGTAATTTCTTTTATACGCCATATTAGCCTATTCCTGTGTAATATTCTTGAATAGAAACCACTACATGTAGCCTATTGGCAGTAGCAGCTTGAAATTTGAGTATCTCCTGTGCTTTTAGTACTAAGTCCCTAGATAACAACTCCGAAGTTCCGTTAGAAGATATAGACTTAGTCTTAAACAAACTAAACGTAGCTGGACTTGATGCGGCGTCAGTAATAGAAACTGTAATCGTATCCGCGTTCCCAGAATCCTCAGACACTATAATTGATTTAATTACAGCGTATGTCTTAGCAGGTACAGTATACACTGTGGTTAGAGTGGTACCAGTTAAGTCGGCTTTCGCATTTGTGTACAGAGAAGCTGTCACGATTTCTTCTTTATCTTAGCCGCGCCCCGTTTTAATTTAGCCGCCATATATGAAGTAGGCATACTACTTGCTTCAGCGCTTCCTGCTGTATTTGTAGGTAAAGCAGTTATATGTGACTTACCAACTAAATTTCCCTGGGGATTTCCTATGCCAGCCAATCCGCCAGCACTCATACGTCTATGCATTTTCTTCTTCATATATCAGTGCCCTTTTCTTTCTTAACTTTTTCAGGTAGTATCTGACAGGCAGGCTTTGCCTGGTATATTGCAGGGTCTTTTAATAAAAACGCTGCCTTTGCTTCGACTTCCTTAAAACATTGTTCTTTAGTGTGTAGCAACTCAAGTCCTGTTATAATATTACAGGATTCTACATACGGCGCTGAGCACAACAATATTATAGGCAACCACATTACATCAGCTCAAAATGGGGACCATCAATAAAAGGTCTACGATTTTGTTTACGTCTCTCATCAACATAATGGTTCATTGCGGCTTCCATTGTGCCTTCCCATTCTCTGATATCCCCTACACTCCAAGCAGCGCCCCATTTTATGGCTACGCCTTCTTGAATTGCGGCTTCTTTCATAGCATCTGCTATATCATCGTAAAACGAAATTTCCCATGATGCCCTGCCGTTAAGATACGCCATTAAATCGACGGCATCCCCAGTGAGGTGCTTCGAGTTCATGGTCTGGCTTGCGCCGCTATCGTAAAGGGCTTTTTGCTCATCCTGTGTTCTCATGCCACAGATTACACCAAAATCAACTTTACTAACTTTAATGGCTTTACAAACTACGCTGTGCAATTCGTTTTTTACGCCATCTAATCTGCCTAAGCTTCTTTGAGATAACATAAAGCTCATGTCGTTCTTTCCTTTCTCTAGCCCACTTATTGTGGTACTTAAATCTAGTTACGGGGAATCTCCGCTCCCCTAGATACCTCTCCTTATATCGTATGTGTACCGGTTTATTTCCTATTCCTCGCACCAAAAAATTTACTGACAGACCGTATCCCAAACGATGCGGCCACTATCGCTCCCAAAGAAATTTGATACCAATCAGGCATCTGCTGCAGTGCGATAAACCCATCAGTTACGACCTGTCGTCCCCACGAACCGCAGAATGAAAGAATTAAAGGTATTGAAAATAAAACTGTGAGCCATTCGTCTTTCCACGAACTTTGTGTAGCTCTTATAGCGGCCAATTCCCAGTCAATCTCACCTGTAGCCTCTTTCATACGAATCTGTGCTTCGGCTTTCTGTACAGCAGTCTTGCCATCTATCCAAGATGTTGCAAGGCCACCAACAGAGCCTAGTAATGAAGATATTGCATTAAATCCTAGCATTATTTATTTTTTAGTCTTACTAATTATCCTATTTATTGTCTTTATATCCTGGTCTGACATTCTAACGTCATTTTTTAATGAATTTAAAAGAGTTTTTAAGCTTGGGGTACTACGTTTCCAAAGTGAATCCTTTTTTACTGCTTTT